GTCCTTTTAATCACCAAAAGGCATAACTCAACTAAATTACCGTTTAGTCGAGTTATATCACTGCTTGGCTACTGGAGCTGGCCGGCTGCTGTCAGCAACGACAGTGAACTGCGCACCCTTATTCTTAACAGGCACCTGTGACGCATCGATAGGAACTATCTGAGGAGCGGCCTGAGCGACAGATTGCTGTGAGTGATCCTGTTGATCTTGATGTCGACCAGAAAGCCAAGGATCGAAAGTACCAACCTTAACGAAAACAAAACACGCTGAAACAGGAACATCGAGCGGCGTACCTTGCTGGCTATAACACTTGCAAGTGCCTCGCTCGGCAGATGACATGCAGGCAGCAACCCTAGGGAAATCTGTAGGAGCCGTTAAGGCATCATAAATCGGTGCTGTGTGTGGAAGACCTGCGATACGTGGCTTTATTGACTCTGCATTCCAAGTTGATGGTTCAGCCTGCAAATTAACTACGGGCGGTGAAAACGACATAGAGGTTTGAGGCTGAGGCTGTTCGGCAGGCTTAGCAGCATGAGTAGCAAGGACAGAATCCTCCTTGGGCTTAGAAAGACTATTGACCTGCCTAAGACCCAAATAGCCACCTACGCCAATCATAAGTAAGGCAATCAGTATAAGACCGATGAGTTTCTTAGGAGGCTTAGCCTTGTGAGTATCAAGAACTGTTGAGGTGTATAGTTTGAATACCTCTGGATTAGGGGTGACGAACTTTCTCTGACCTACTGACTTTGCAGACTTACTTAGCGGATCGCCTTGAGCACTTTCGAACTCATAACGGACCATCTTCATGTTCCAAGGACGATGATAATGAACATGAGGCTTGGCAAGCTTTCTGGCAAAAGGATGCAGATACATAGGGCTTTGGGTAGTTACAATAAAGTCATAACCACCATGACGATGACGTGCAAGCTTCTTAATCCACTCAGGAGGCTCGCGGGGAATATCAGTACCACAGAAATCTTGAACCTCGTCACAGAAGATAACAGAGCCCTCTGGTAACTCTTGCCATCCTTTAATGTGATCAATGGCAACTACACCATGAGCAGAAGGATCAAAGCCGTTAATAGGAGTGCAATACTTTGGACGTCCGCTGTAAGCTGGGTTATTGAGAAAATCCCATAGCTCATTAGAGGTTTTGCCTTCACCGGGAAGGCCAGTTACTAACTTAAACATTAAGACACCGCCTTTTTGCTCATAGCTGCTTTAGAACCGGATATCGAAACACGAAGTGCGTAAGCAGAAAAGATAATAGCAATTGCATTAGGAACGCCGAGAAACTGAAGGAAACCATATGCATCAGCACCAACAGATGAAAGATTGCTTAGAATCTTAGACTCGACCCAATTATAAATAGGCATTATGACAGTGCTAGAAACAGTCATAACTCCCAACGCTGCAAACAATCGGGGAAGAACCCACATTGCAATTGCCTGACCAGCAGCAAAAAGTACTTGAAACATGGTTATGCCTCCTTAGAAAGAATTCGTGCAGCGGCAAGATAAGCGGCAGCGATTAATCCATAACGCAAAATAACTAATGGGTCGCATATCTGGGAAAAAGGCAATTGAAGTGTATGACCGCCTATTGAAACCTGTTTATCAGGATAGCACTTCCCTCCCCCATAATTTCCAGAGCCAGCAGACATGAACTTAGAAAGAAAGCCAGAAACTTGAGAATCTAACTGGTCCTGACCTTCTTGGATAAAGTCTTGCTGTATGGCTATCTCCTTATCACGGCCAAGTTTCTCTTTCTCAGTAGGAAGAGATATTAGCCTGCAAGAGTCAAAGTAACTCTGGTTCAAGATGGCACAAGAAAATACATCACCATCACATGCAGGAGGCTTTTTGCAGTCCTGAGAAGATGCAGCCTCAATGTCCTTATCATCGTCCTTGCCTTCACCAGACCCGCCTCCGCCATTATTCTCAGTGCCAGGAGCGGGTGCATCACCCGTTCCAGTACCGCCACCAGCACCACCGCCGCCACTACTGCCACCACCACCGGTACTGCCACCACCAGTAGGGGGCTTAGGAGTTGTCGGAGTGGTCTCATTTTCATCTTCCCAATATTTGACACAAGTAGAGCCAGACCATGCATAGCCCCTGCCACAGTTATTGGCAGGGTCAGTTGGGTCTTTCGGATCTTTGGGAGGAACAGTTGTTTCTGGGGCACCTGAGTTTGAAGACTCCTCAGAACCGTCACATGACTGACCATTGCCAGTATAATTGAAGATGCAGTAATAAGTATCAGGGTTAGCTTTAAGTGGGCCACAAGATGCAGAGCCACCAGAAGTATAAACAAACTGACAAGAGTTATTACACATCTTATTATTTACAGGGATAACACCACCGACTTGCTTAGAGGCAGAACTAAGAGATATTGTTGTAGTCCCCAAAGTTTCAGCGCAATCATTCTTTACACACCTGCCAGTACTAGAATTATAGGTGCTTCCAGAAGGACAGGAATCTCCAGAACGAAAAACCTGAAAATTAGTAAAATTGCCATAAGCATAAGTACCACCACAAACAACACTTTGCGGGGAAGTAAAAATGGTATCGGTTACAGCAGTTGGAGCTGCGAAACGAGCTGAAGCACCAGCCTGACATGCTTCCATAGCATCAGCATATTTTGCATCAGGAATACGATCATCACGCCAGTAATAAGACTCGGCAAAAACAAAAGAAGAAAGAAACAATAAGAAAAACGGCAGATATCGTGAATAATTAATCATTCACAGCCTCGTTTAAATAATAGGTTCGTCGAAAGTAAGCCTCATGCTTCGGCTTTACTTACGACGAACTTAAGGTAAAAAAACCCTCGCGATTTCACGAGGGTGTGTAAGTTAATGAAATGCCGAAAACTCAGAGAGCTCCACGAACAATCTTGTAAAGCTTGACAGTTGCAGCGAGACCGAGAGAGGCAACGCCAATTGCAGCAACAGCAGTGAGACCAGTGGTGAGGATAGAGATTACTTCTGCTACGTCCATTTTGTTACTCCAGTGTGTTGAGCATTATTGCTCGATGGCTTTCTTTATTTGCTTAAAGACGAAGTTACTCGCCCAGTACATCAAAGCTAACGTGAAGATACTTACAACTATCTCCGGCGTAAGCCATTGAATCTTTGTATCTGATAGCTCAGCTTGAGACGGCGTATAAACCGACATGGTGTTGCCAGCACAAGTAGCAGCACCCCTGTTAGGACTAATGGCTATGGTGCCCTCACAGACAAGATAAGCTGTCATATCAAGCGGTCTTCATTGCATCAGAAAGCGGAGGAATGTTCTTGCGACGACCTTGACGAGGGTCAACATCGAATTGAAGACGACCATCGCGAACATCACAGACAACGTCACACTCATAAGTGCCAGGCTGAGGAACTTCGGACTGTTGCTGTGCATAGAATTCAACCTTCTGAGGATAAGGGATTCCAGGAAGATGAACAAAAGCCTGATACATGGTATAGGGATTCTTGGACTGCTTAGCAATGCCACTGCGGGAAATGCCAGAAACTTCGACCATAAGAGTAGGGAATTTGAGAGACATAATGGTGCCCTTTTAAAGTTTGGGAAGCCGAGAACTTAAGCTCGGATTGGAGTATGCCCAGCTGGGCGGTGTTAAATTAGGTAAACGACGAAACGTAAGAAACTGACGCTTGGCTAGTTGAGACTTGACTTGCTCAGCAGATGAAGCCTGTAGAAACAGACGCATAAGCGAGCTAGCGAAAGCACTATCATCAATGTTGCCAGAGTTAAAATTAGCAATTTCAGCCTCGACAGAATAACGAAGAATCTGGTATTGGGACTTGTCCATCAGTAACCCATCCATTCAGCTACAGAAATAGTGCCTTGCCAACTTGACTCTCGATCATGAAACCAAATTTTTTCGGGTTTAACACCCTGCTCTTTCGGAACTTGAATTACAGCAAGTGTTTCTGTTACTTGCTGGGTCAGAACAGGATTCATGAATTGGCGAACGTGGCGCTGCTGTTCAAGAATGCGACGTTGACCAACTGAAAGCTGAATGCCTTGAAGACTAGTAATCATGCTGCAACCTGCAAATGATTAGGTTTGCGATACCAGTTACCGTCAGGGATATGGAGGACGGTTTTGTTAATTTCACGGACCTGCTTAATGATAACAGGTGAAAACTTACTGTGGTCACACTCGTTTCGAATATTGATGCCGATTTTATTAAGGCGAGATGCATGCTCATCAAACTGACGTTGCTTAATGCCCAAAGGCTGGCCCTGCATCCAAAGAAAAGCGACAGACGCAGTTGAGTTAGCAGATTGCCGACTGCGAACATAACCTCTATTTAACAACTCGTCAGCGATAGTAGTGATATCCATTGCACTCACCTGCAATTTTTGATCTACGGATAGAAATTCATTATGTTTGGCTTGAAGTAGGCTCTCATCAAATAAGCCCCAAAAGGCTAGACCCTTACGCTTCAAATATTCAGCCTTAAGCTCTTGTTCCATACGCACAACACCGTTTTCTACACAGTAGTCACGGACTTTGCAGACATATTCATATTCAGCAGACTTGGGACCGAAATCACGAAGAATGCGAGGGAGCAACTTTTTACTTAGCTCAGTGGCCTTACAATAAGCTTTGCGATATTCAAGTCGGCCGCCTTTTCCGTTGCCCTCAGGAGTCCAAGTACAGGTTTTTCCATTTGGATACAGAAAGCCAATGCTATGACCTATCCGCTGGCTAGACAAAGACTTTATATATAAAGGCTCATTTCCAAAGCCTACAGAAATATTAGTGGTCATATCAATACGATGGATTACTGCACCATCGGCAACAAGATCGCCAGAAAGGCCGCCGGATTTTCCATCGCGGATATAAGTTCGGGTACAGCGAGTAAAAGGAGGAAGACCACGCTCAGCAAGTAATTGGTTAAAAACAGTTATGCATTGATCAATTGTACTAAAACCAAAAAGATTATCTAAGCGACCTACACGGCTAGGATTGCCGTCTACACGAACGGTTCTTCCAATGACATGAATAAAAACGGAAGTAGAGAAAGAAGCTTGATGCTTGACTTTTCGCTGGGTTGTACTAAGGACATCGCCTGTGATGGCATCAACGGACATGAAGAACGTGTCACAGACCAAAGGGAGGTCATGATCATGTTCTTGAGATACCGTGAGCCAGTCGTAAAATTTCATAAGCCATCCGTTGACATGTCGACAAGTCGATATAGGGCAAAATGTAACCTTGTCGACAAATCGATGTCAAGATATGTCGACAGATTAGCAGTAGCCTTGAGAGGAGACCCGACGAATGGACGAAGAAATGAAAAAACAGATGCAGCTCCGAATAACTACACAGGAGCAAGAGTTGCTTAGGAAAAAATCTATAGAAATCAACAAGATGCTTTTAAAACAAGGGCATTCGCCTATGGAAGACCCAAAGCTTCTACATAAAATACTAGAAAAATCAATACCTTACGCGAGGGTTGGGGAATCAGGTGAAATCTTAATCGATCCTGAGTGAAGTCAGAAATTGCAGAGGTCCGCAGTAAAGTGGGGGTGTAACAGCACCCCCACCCGCTCGGCTCGAAAACAACAGGGACAGAAAATGCGCGCAGAACGCGATCAGGACGACACGGTACGCAGTCAGAAGAGGCCTGAGCGTCGTCTGGCATACGAAATAGCAATTGGCATCATCATTGGCGGCATGACGCTGGCAACGATACAGGCGCTGATAGCGATGGTTGCCTGGCAGATCTACGTTCATGACTTGAAAGTGATTCTGAGATAGCCAGGTGCTGCAAGAAACGACCTCCGGGACCCGACAACCGACTGTGCTGTGCGTTATGGGTCCGTTGCGGTAAAGCTGGGTGATCATGGCGCGAAGTGATCTTGCGGAGGGCCTGAGAGCGTCACACGCGATCAGGAGAGGTGGTGCCACGCATAATTGACGTTATGGGTAAATCGATCGCCGGGGGGCTGCGCAATGGTCCCGACGATCGATTCTGGCCGTTGGCCGCAAGTACCATAACGTCCACACATTATGCGTACCTCTGGAT